TTAAATCAGGTGGCTATAAATGAACCGGGCAATGCTGTCGGTGGTGTTATCACCAATCACAATGTTGGCGCGCGCTTTTACCGCGTCATCGGCGTTGCCCATCGCCACGCCTGTACCAGCGGCTTCCAGCATACTGATATCATTAAAGTTATCGCCGAATGCCACGACGTTTTCCATCGACCAACCTTGTGTCTCAACCCATTTCGTCAAACGTTTACCTTTGCTGTTGCCGCCGCGTGCAATATCAACCTGATCGTGCCAGGACCATTCACACTCCAGTCCCAGTTCATGTTCGACATGCTTACCAAAATGCTGCAATTGCGGCAGGTCATCGTGCGTCAGGGCGAACTTCCATACGGCGTTAACTTGTTGCGCCGTTTCAGCCAGAGAAGCGACTTGTGTGAAAGTCGGACGCTGTTCCGGCGGCAAGGTTTGCGCCCAGTTAGACGTGCGAATGACATGCCCGGTCGGGTGCTCATAGACCATTGCATCATCGACATACATCAGACCGTGAATGTGGTGTTCATTCAGCATCTCAATGAGTTGCAGGGCTTTATTAACGGGCATTGGGTCCGCTTCCAGCACTGTTTTTGCATGATAATCATACAAATAGGTGCCATTACAGCAAATAGCAGGTGTATCCAGCGCCAGCGCCTGATAAAAAGGATGAATAGCGACGTGATGGCGACCTGTGACGATGATTAATTGATAGCCTGCTTCGCGAGCGCGGGCCAGGGCTTCTATCGATGATGGAAGCAAGGTCTTTTTCGGGGTCAATAAGGTGCCGTCTAAGTCGAGAGCAATCACGCGTGTGGTCATGGCGTATTCCAGATTAAGGTTAAGAATTTTCTTCTGCGCGAATGGTACACCGATACCACTATCGGACAAAATTCTGCGTTTTAATTCAGCATTCACCGCCAAAAGCGACTAATTTTAGCTGTTACAGTCAGTTGCTAAATGCAAAGGAGCATTCATGAAGCAAATGCCCATTAGGGATTAATCCTTTATAATCAATTAATTACAAGTAGTATTTCGAAATCATTCGAAATTAATTCTAAATGTCTTTCCATTCCCTCCCTCGTCCGTCACGGTATTTATCCGTCATGCTGGATGAACGATGTCCAAGGAGCGCCTGAGTGAAATCACTGCCTTTTTCTGCTGAGTGCAGGCGACCGGATAAACTTCGGATTTCATGAAATGGCGGTGGGTCACCTTCCCATTTCAATCCGGATGTGTCTCGGGCAATCCTGAACTGTGCTGCGATTGTCCTGGCTGTCTTCCCTCCGAGTAACTTTTCGTTTTTACCGTTTATTTTTTTCAAGTTATCCAGTACATCGGCAAGTGTTAAATTCAATCTGGAAATCGTGGTGGGGAGAGAAATGCGAATTTTTGCCCCTGTTTTTTGTTGTTCCACGTATAGCCTGCCATCTCTTATATCCTCCCATCTCATAGCCGCCAGATCTCCTTCGCGCTGTCCTGTTACCAGTGCAAGATCCATGCAAAGGCCGAACCATTCGTTCTGGACGTCTGCTATTTTCCTGATTAACAGATACTCGTCAATTAACAGTCGACTGCGCTTCACTTCAGTTCTGAATGGCCTGGTTGCAGAAGCTGGATCTTCCTCGGCAAGACCAGAAGCTATAGCTGTTTTAAAAATGTCTGATAAAAGCGCCCTGTACTGGTTAGCAATAGCAAATTTACTCCCAGCTGCTCTGATTTCAAGAAAGCTGTACACCTCCCTTATGCCTATATTTTTAACCGGAACACCACCAAAGTATTCACTTATGATTTTCAACCTCTGGTTGTGTCTTTTCATGGTGTTTGTGCTTAATTGTCTACGCTCTATTTCATTTCTGAAATTTAATATCAGCTCGCAGAATAATGTTACGCTATTACCTTTTATTCTATCCAGTAAGCTTATATGTTGCGTGGATAATAATTCCATATTTGCCGCAATAGCCTCATTAACTGCAATTCTTTTGTCTCTTCCGATTCCAAACTCCCTTCCTGAACGTGGGTCACGATAACTATAATATCCACCTCGATTGTAAAGATTGGGTGGTAGATCACGTGTGTTTGAGTTTCTTCTTCGTCCGGTCATTTCTGATTCTCTGCAAAAGCCCGCCAGTCGTTTGAGGTGTAATTTTTTTGCTGACTCATGAAATAAATATTCACGCCCATCCTTTATCGGTGGTGGAAAAATCTTACATTCTCGCACCCAGCGGCGAACCGTTTCTGGGCTTCGTGGACGTAACTGACGGGCGTTCCATTCTTTGAGTGTCAAATACATGTCATATTCCTGTAATATGACCGCCAGCCAGTAAATATACAGAATACTGGCGGGCGTGGTTGACTTTTAATAATCAGCTATGAAGTTCTAATTTTGATATAATGCAACTCACGAGGACAGAAGTTTCTCGCAATTAAAATTTATCAGTTTTACTTTCTGCTCTCTGGAAACGCCTGCTTCTTTTTTCCCTGAGAGCATTTTTTCGCATTCTGATTTCGTTAGTTTAGATTTTGAATATCTTGTCCAGCTGGCAGGAGAACCACCTTCCTTTTCAATAGTGGCTGTAATTTTATACATGAACACCTCCATTAATATTTTCAAAAACCGTGTTCAAAATGCACTTGGTTTTACACCGGAATATTCTCATCGTATCCTGCTTGTTGCGTTTCGTTTTGTGTTTGTGGATCCGGGAATGCATATTCAACGCCTTCCAATTCAATCCATAGTGCATTACGACCAGCTTTGATTGTCGGCCAGTCCATACCTTTGATTCTTTCCCATGAGCGGGAGGTGAATGTTTTTTCCAGCAAATCAGCTTTTGCGCGTTTGGCGTCGTTACTGGTGCCCCCATGGTGCTTGTTGAGCAACTCGATAATTTCATCAAGTGCGATTTCTTTTGCACGCTTTTCTTTTAGCCATGTCGGTGTACCGTCGTTGGCAAATAATTCACTGTTATCCCGTGAGGTATCGATGCCGAGGTGTTCACCTCCCAGGTTAAGAAACTCGATATGAGGAAGAAAGTTTTTAAATGTTGGGTTTGAAAATACCTGTCCATCAATACGGGTGGAGCGATCTTTTAGTATTCTGGCGGTGCGCCACACCTGACCGGTTTCTATGTTCATTTGCTTCTCCATCTGGATCAGGATGGAGGGTTCATAACCGGTTTCTGTTTCTGCTTTCATTTTTATACCGGTTTTTGCCAACTGGCGTTTGCCATCATCACCTTCGAAAAAGTCATACTCATATCCTGCACGCCCGCACATAATAATGTGCGCCTGACTGTTAACAAATCGATCGGTAAAGCGTCGCAACTCCTGTTTGAGCCACGCCCAGTCTGAAAATTCCAGTCCTCGTTTACGGTTTCGGCGTCTGGCATACTCGTCGCATAATCCGGTCCAGAAGTGACTGATGGAGTCGATGATCATTACGGAACCGCTGCTTTCCGCTTCATTAATGGCTTCAAGCAGATCAACAAACGAGCGGGTTTTTGCCGTAAATAATTCGATATTTTCCGCATCAAAGCGGGGTTTAACCCAGTCAGAGCCTGTTTCTGTGTCCAGAAACATTACCGGGCGGTTACCAGCTTCAATTCCCCGTTGCCGCATAAGCATTACCAGACCAATAGCCAGTTCGCTTGCTGTGTAGGTTTTGCCGTCGCCAGCAAACCCCATAATTCCTGCTTTTAGATAGGCCTGTGTGTTTATTGCTCGTTGAAAAAGCGCCATAGATTTTAGTCCTCCAAATCAATATCAACCTGGTGGTGGGCAATGGTTTCAGCCATGTACCGGATGTGTTCTGCCATGCGCTCCTGAAACTCAACATCATCATCAAATGCGTGGCTGATTGCCTGTTTATTGGCACCGTGGCGTTGCAAATGGTCGATGCAGAGCGATTCAAACAGGTGCTGAGGCAGACCTTTTTCCAGGTCGTCCGCCAGTTCCGTTTCTTTTTCTTCACGAACGATCTGCTGGTAGTGACGAGCCCATGCCATTTCTTCAATACGATCAAAAATCGGGTAAGCGCTCATCACTGGTCACTCCAAAATTTTCAAGCTTGTTGGCAATCATCATTGCGATGTCAGGGATTGCAGGCGCATAGGCTATGCACGCAGGATTCGCACATAAACCGTAAACCGCCGCAATCAACACCTGTTTTTTCCAGTTGAGTTCATCTTCGCCAGTTTCATTATTGCTATCATTATGCTGATCGCTGCCAGCGTTCTCCGGTAACAAATCATCAGCTTTTTCCGTTTTCTTCGGCTCTTCTTCCTGTGCTTCATCTGGTTTTTTTCGTCAAAAGTTTCCTGATAAGTTGCGTCTCCCATCACCGCGCCACAGTCAGGGCAGTTATCCTCGCCAGTCTGATTGCAGGGCGTTTCCTCCTCCGGTTCGCTGTTCTGGTGCTGTTTATCTTCAGTCTGTCGCACTTCATTTTCCGTTTTTTTGACTTCATTTGAGGAGATATGATGACAGGGAATCCATTTCGAATCATTCGGGTCGCTAATCCCTTCAACTAATTCTCCGCGAGAGGCAGCCAGTAATTTGTCTGCATCGACAGGATTTTTGGGCGGAATGTTTTTCCGGGCTTCATGGAGTTCTGTCCGCAGTTTCTGATATTTCGCATCAACAGCATTTACCTGTGACTGAGCATCCAGCGGCTGCGTGTCCTGATGATGTTCAGTTGCATCCGGTTCCACTGTTTCAGCCGTTGCCTGTTCATCTGCCATTGCGCAAGATGGTTGCGGTTTTTCTTCATCATCCTGTTTTCCTTCTTCTGTTACACGTTGCGGCATCGGGGCAGAGGAGCGACCGCAGGCAATATCCACGATTTCCGGATCAGGGTTGGCATGATCGGTTTCAGTCAGTACCTTGTTCAGATATTCAGTGACGTGCGCGGGGATGACCTCGATACCAATCGGTGCTTCTTTCACTGACGCAACCACGATGGCGCGGGAATAATCCATCCCGCCAGGCATGGTGATGAATTTGTCGCGGAAAACAGAAAAGGGCGGTTTATTTTCAACGATAATTTCCTCAATGCGTTTAGCGTGTGCCGGATGAAGGTTATAAATATCCACGTCCATTGAACGGGCCAGTACGCCAGTGGCTACGTCGCGCGCCAGCGACGTCAGATCGTGGACGAAACCTTCGCCGCGATCGGTGAGGTTCCCGCCGCCAGCATTAGCACCGGAAGCCGTGCGAGTGATACGCGAAACACGATTTCCTTTCATCCACTCTTTTGTCAGCAGACCGCGATCGGTGTAGTTGGCATCCAGATATGCTTCGAAAAAAGCAGTCATCAGTCCCAGATTTGAATTGCCAGGATTAGGGAAAACTTTGTCAGTATCACGCACGAGTTTGTGGAGGTCGCGAATCTCCAGCGGGTCGAGCAGACTGGTTTTATGCGAAACAGCCAGAGCAGTAACAGCCGGTAGTTCTTCATCCCGAGCAATGTGTAATGCCTGGAGTTCGTCGCGTGAAACGTGCGTTACCGGTTTTTCGCTGCCGTGTTGAGCAAGCCAGCGAATGGGCAGCTCCTGGCCAGAAATCGGGAGTAGCATATTCTCCTCAATCTCCGTCATGTCTTCGCCATTAACATTGGTGTTGTCAGTGCTGGTTGGTTTGCCCTGCGCAGAGGGTGAGGGCGCGATAAATACCATTGTGATGCCATCTTCCCCGCCTTTTTCGTAACGGTTGCAGAATTCCGTATCAAACACGCCTTCTGGCGGGAGGTCATCAACAACGGGCAAATTGACGTGAACAGGTTTTTTAAAGTCATCTTCATCGTAGCCTGCATCGTCAATCGCAACAGCACCACGGGAGATGGCAATGGATAATTTTTTCGCTTCAGCCCAGTAAAAACCGCCTTTAATACCGAGGCGTTTTCTTACTTTGTCATTTTTTGCTTCGTAATACAGTGGGTAAACTTGTTTATCGGTGCTCATTGTTTTTTAACCTCAACTCATATTCAGATTGCATAAAAGAAACGAACTGATGATGCGATATGAGAGAGTTCTTTCAGTCGTTGATAACTGATACCGTATTTCTTGTCAGCCTCTTCAATGCGAGCTGTGAGTAATGCAATTTCTTTAATGGCACATACACAACAATCAAATGTTCTCAGAACGTAACCGCCATCAATAATTACCGTGACGTTTTCTTTTTGGGAAATCTGAATGAAACTATGTAATGTATTCCCACATTTAAATTCGGCGAGAGAATCGTTAATAACATCAAGTTCAATTTCACATTCAATAATGCTCATTGCTGTTTCCTTTTTTAAGGTTGAGTGAATCCCTGCCATTGCTGGCATAAATTCAGTTTCGAATATTCAGTTAATTAAAGTTCGTGTGCCATCTGGTCTTTTTCGGCACAGATTTCACTACAATATTTGCGTTTCTTTTTCCTCATCATGGTTCCGTGCATGTAAATAAGTTCAGCAGTGTAAGCCTTATCAGGGCTTACTTGTCTGTCACACAGGCCATAAGCACAGGGAATTAAATCGGGATCACCTTTCTGCTGGAGGTTTTTTTTGATTATCCATAACAATTTTTTGATTCCGGTGTGTGTTATGGTCTGCTGAGGTGCAGAGGTAAAACAATAATCAAGCATAGGGTTCATATCCGTAGCTCCATTTTTATTTTAAAGAAAGTAATTGTTCCACAGTCATATTTTTAATTGCGCCCCGGTTAACAAGAGTCCATCCCTGTTTTTCCAGATAAAACCGGAAAGTCTCCAGGGTACAGACCAGTGCGCCATCAGGAACGGTTTCGGTGAATTCGACATTGCTGAATTTGTTGAAGTGAATAACCAGAGTGCGACCATCACCCGGAATCATCTTGTCAGCAGGTGGGGTGTTATTCTGGCGCAGTTCGGCCTCCATGCGGTCGAACTCAGCAATGTATGCCTCTTTGAATGCAGCTGCTTTTTTGCCGGTGAAGCCCATCACCAGGAAAACGAAGCCGTTTTTGGTGATCTGATAGGCGTTATAGGTATTACCACGGTGTTCAAATTTAACCCGCGAAAAGTTGCTGGTTAAAAAGCGTTCAGAACATTCGAGGGATTCTATTTTTTGAACAACGTGGTGATGCTGCTTGCCAAAGAACTCTGCGATTGCAACAGACGTAGTGACAGCGCGACCATTTTTGATGGTTACGTCAGGGTGAGAAAGGGCAGGGATAGTAGCCATAATGGCAGCCTCCGCGATGAATTTGATTAACTCACCACCGAGGTTTTCCACGACCATAAGGGTGGTGAGACGTACAGGGGTGGAAATACCGGTCATCACGGAACCCGGCCAGCCTTGCGGCTGCCCTGCACGCCCCACCATAATGCGAATGTGGCTGTGCTTAACGCATAAAAAAACCGCCTGAGCGCGGTTATGCGCCGTGAATGATTTCGGGTTTCCACGCCCGGCACCCGTTTTATGAGGTGCAGGTGCACTATAATTCCACCCGTTCTGGTTTTCAATAGCTACATTCAACATTTTCTCTTTCCTTTCATCACCGAAGTGAACTTTGTTGATGCGGTGCCTGGTGCCTCCAGGTGACGTTAACCAGTTAACAATTAACGCCGGAATAAGGGATTTTCCTTACTGTTTTAACTGTTCCGCGTGTGCTGAGCCGCATTCACCGCATCACAAAATTCACTTTAAAAAGGGCGGACATCAGCCAGCAATTAAACCGATGCCGCCAACTGGTACTTCACACAGCAATGTCGTTATTTACAACCGGAAGCGCACTCCCACCATTTAAATTTCACAGACAAGACCGACTCTTTATGGATACCGGAAATGCGCCTTCGTGTTGTGCCCGGTTTTATTTCACCACCTCCGGGCTTTGGTGGTATCTTTACTGAAGTTCTCACACAACCAGTAGACTGGCCCCCTGAATCTCCAGACAACCAGTATCACTTAAATAAGTGATAGTCTTAATACTAGTTTTTAGACTAGTCATTGGAGAACAGATGATTGATGTCTTAGGGCCGGAGAAACGCAGACGGCGTACCACACAGGAAAAGATCGCAATTGTTCAGCAGAGCTTTGAACCGGGGATGACGGTCTCCCTCGTTGCCCGGCAACATGGTATAGCAGCCAGCCAGTTATTTCTCTGGCGTAAGCAATACCAGGAAGGAAGTCTTACTGCTGTGGCCGCCGGAGAACAGGTTGTTCCTGCCTCTGAACTTGCTGCCGCCATGAAGCAGATTAAAGAACTCCAGCGCCTGCTCGGCAAGAAAACGATGGAAAATGAACTCCTCAAAGAAGCCGTTGAATATGGACGGGCAAAAAAGTGGATAGCGCACGCGCCCTTATTGCCCGGGGATGGGGAGTAAGCTTAGTCAGCCGTTGTCTCCGGGTGTCGCGTGCGCAGTTGCACGTCATTCTCAGACGAACCGATGACTGGATGGATGGCCGCCGCAGTCGTCACACTGATGATACGGATGTGCTTCTCCGTATACACCATGTTATCGGAGAGCTGCCCACGTATGGTTATCGTCGGGTATGGGCGCTGCTTCGCAGACAGGCAGAACTTGATGGTATGCCTGCGATCAATGCCAAACGTGTTTACCGGATCATGCGCCAGAATGCGCTGTTGCTTGAGCGAAAACCTGCTGTACCGCCATCGAAACGGGCACATACAGGCAGAGTGGCCGTGAAAGAAAGCAATCAGCGATGGTGCTCTGACGGGTTCGAGTTCTGCTGTGATAACGGAGAGAGACTGCGTGTCACGTTCGCGCTGGACTGCTGTGATCGTGAGGCACTGCACTGGGCGGTGACTACCGGCGGCTTCAACAGTGAAACAGTACAGGACGTCATGCTGGGAGCGGTGGAACGCCGCTTCGGCAACGATCTTCCGTCGTCTCCAGTGGAGTGGCTGACGGATAATGGTTCATGCTACCGGGCTAATGAAACACGCCAGTTCGCCCGGATGTTGGGACTTGAACCGAAGAACACGGCGGTGCGGAGTCCGGAGAGTAACGGAATAGCAGAGAGCTTCGTGAAAACGATAAAGCGTGACTACATCAGTATCATGCCCAAACCAGACGGGTTAACGGCAGCAAAGAACCTTGCAGAGGCGTTCGAGCATTATAACGAATGGCATCCGCATAGTGCGCTGGGTTATCGCTCGCCACGGGAATATCTGCGGCAGCGGGCTTGTAATGGGTTAAGTGATAACAGATGTCTGGAAATATAGGGGCAAATCCAACCAGTAAGGAAATGAATATGCCAACGTATCTCGCCAGAGTAGAACTATATAATGCTGAGCCAGAGGATTACGAAGGGCTTCATAAATATATGCTCTCACTAGGATTCAGGAGAACGATCCCCCATGGAGATGGTTCGTATAATCAACTCCCGGACGGAACTTATGTTTCCGAAAAGGGCGGTGATATTTATCAAATTCGCAGCCAGATATCTGACTATGCAGACCGACTATCCAGATATCGCGCGTCTGTTTTTGTTTGCGAATTCAGTCAATGCGCATGGTATTTATACCCCGCCAAGACCCGGTGAATATCCTGCACGGCCTTCTGCTTTGTAGAAGGCTTCTTCGCTATCATAATCGCCAGATTCCAGCGCTTCTTTAGCCAGCCAGATGCGTGCCCCAGTGCCTGCATTTGGCTCCAGTTGCTGGAGGCGTTTTGCATCTTCTAGGAGTAGAGCGATAACGTGTTTTAATTCTGTCTCGTTCATTTTACTCACCTGAATGTCTTCCCAACCAACGACGTGCGCCAGCTTCGGTTTTAAACGTTTTGCTTTTGGTATACGTCATGGCGGTGAATGTGCCGTCCTGATTGGGAAACACGCCACACACTAGGGATTCGTTGTTGCCAAGATCGATAGTATCCATGCTGACCTCATTTCCCCTTAACGCCGGGTGGCGGAACTAAAACCTACAGCGCCGTGCTGTTCCTGACAAATATATTAGTAGTGCGGATATTTTAAGTCAGTGGTATGGCGGATGATATTTTTGATTTAGTAACTATGTAAATGTTTTTTCAAGGGAAAATATTAGTTATACAGCCGATCTGCAGAAGTTATGGCACAAAAAAAACCGACTAAGACGTCGGTTTTTTTGTTGTGGATGGGGTAGTGAGCGGTGGCTACTGGTTACGTTTCTTTAGTGCCAGCATGTTCTCGAAGGCTTCCTCGTAGAGCTTGTTTAGTCCACGTAGCTGGTTAAGGAGTTTGGCTTTTTCTGACGCAGGTAGAATCTCGAAGAGGTTAAGTAATTCTGCCTGTTCTTCATTGACCAGCCTCCATCCTTTGCCTGAAAAGCTATCATCATAAGTATCTGATGATCTTACATAATTCATTAAGTCCTTAAGGTCTTCTCGAATGTCCTCTGGTTTTATCTTTAACAGAGCCGCAAATTTTAGCGCAGCGTCGGTATTTACCGGTATCTTGCCGTTCAGATACTGGCTAACGGTGCCTTGAGATTCGAATCCCAACAACTCAGCCGCCAGCTCTTGAGTCAGCTTCAACTCTTTTTTTCTTGCATTCCATGCGGCTTTTAAATTCTTGCTCGCTTCTGGAGTTGCAATCACTTCGCGTGTTTTTCTCATACATAGAGTTTATTTGTTTTACCAATATTATCAAAGATAGTCTGACTATTGATATTTCAGATTAGCAGGGCCGATATTTGCTCGAAGCATAACGTAGAAGGTTGGCTATGAACTTAAGAGATTATTTAAAAGAGAAACACATCACCCAGCTACAGTTTGGGAAGCTAACGGGTTTATCTCAGGTGCATGTAAGTCGAGTGCTGGGGGGCTATGAAAGATTCAGCCCTGAAAAAGCATTACGTGTTGCTGAAGTAACGAATTTCGAGGTTACACCCCATGAGCTTCGACCAGACATTTACCCTAATCCAACCGACGGTTTACCTGTTGGATGTAAGGCTAACACACAAAATACACCGGATTTGATTCATGAAAATCAGGCATGAGCACATCGAATCAGTGCTGTTAGCCCTGGCTGCCGAAAAAGGGCAGGCGTGGGTCGCTAACGCAATTACTGAAGAATATCTGCGCCAGGGGGGCGGTGAATTGCCCCTGGTACCAGGCAAGGACTGGAACAATCAGCAGAATATCTATCACCGTTGGTTGAAAGGTGAAACGAAAACGCAAAGGGAAAAAATTCAGAAGCTGATCCCAGCAATTCTGGCAATCCTTCCGCGCGAGCTGCGTCACCGACTCTGCATCTTCGATACCCTGGAGCGCCGTGCATTACTGGCGGCGCAGGAAGCGTTGAGTACGGCAATTGATGCGCATGATGATGCAGTCCAGGCCGTTTACCGGAAAGCGCATTTCAGTGGTGGTGGAGCGTCCGACGATTCTGTCATTGTGCATTGATGTTTATGCCGAACCTCCTCTGGTTCTGTTGATTGGGGAATCACAGATTATATCCGGAGGAAGGTTCGGCACCAGACGAGGTTTCTATATATGAGCATGAAACTAATGGCAAAAGCAATGGAAATTAAAGTGGGTAATCCATTGCGTAAGCTGGTTCTGATTAAGCTGGCTGATAATGCCAGCGATCAGGGCGAGTGCTGGCCCAGCTACCAGTATATCGCTGACCAGTGCGAGATTAGCAAGCGTTCTGTGATTAATCATATTGCGGCGCTTTGTGAGTCCGGGCTGGTAAAAAAAATCACCCGGAAAGGTGAAAAAGGTAATACAAGTAATATCTATCTCCTTCATCTGGATGGTGCAGAAAATTTACCGGGGAATAGTGCAAATAATTCGCTACATTGTGCATCAGATGCATCGGGTAGCGCAGGAGTTGCACCTGTTGCCAGTGCAGGAGTTGCACCCAGAACCAGTCACTCTTTTGAACCAGTCAATGAACCTGATGTTGGTGGATCTGCTGACGCAGATCCACAGGTCAGTCATCGCGCAAAAAACAAAATCGACTGGCAGAGGGTTCTGGACAGCTATCACGAAATCCTGCCTGAAATGCCATCAGTGAAAATTCTGACGGATACCAGGAAAAAAAATCTGCGGACGTTCTGGCAGAAATTCGGTTTTGACCAGCAGCGATGGGAGTCCTATCTGCGATACGTTGCTGAGAACTGTCGCTGGATGCTGGAAGATCGTCCCAATGGCAGCGGTGGGTTCTGGAAGCGTAAAAACCTGGATTACCTGATCACCGAACGGTGCTATGTCGCTGTCAAAGAGGTGCGGGCAAATGACAGATAACACCTTTCCGGTGCCATACCGGGTCGATGCCGAACAGGCAGTGCTGGGGGGCCTGATGGTAAACACCGACACTGAGCGTGCGGGGCTGGTGTATTCGATGCTGAAACCGGAGTCGTTTTACGTTGCGGCGCACAGGGTTATTTTCCGTGAAATTCGCGGACTTTTCCGCGCCGGAAAGCCTACGGACCTGCTCAGCCTTGCGAACGTGATCGAGGCGAAAAAACTGGATGCTGAGACTGGTGGCTTTGCGTACCTTGCTGAAATCAGCAGGAGTGCCACGCTATCGGCGATGGTTCACTACGCCGGGATTGTCCATCCTGCGGTACGCGGTGGAAAAATTACATGCGTGCATCGGGATCATGAATCAGCCGACAGACACGAGTGCGACAGAACGACTTGGCGCAGTTCAACAGGTCATTGGCACGATGGCAGAGTATGCCAGAACAGGAAAAACAGGCGGTCTGCGCCCGGTAAGTGATGTGGTTAACGACTGGATTGATGATCTTGAGCGTCGCTTTTCCAGCCCGGAGAACGCAGCGGGTCTGACGCTGGGGATTAGCTATCTGGATCGGCTTATGGCCCCCAAACATGTGCTACGTGGTTCGCTGGTAGTGATTGGTTCAAGGCCGAAAATGGGTAAAAGCGCCTCGCTGAACAGGATTGTGACGCATTTTGCTCTGAATCATCGTCTGCCCACACTGGTATTCACCCTGGAAATGACAGATCGCAGCCTGGTTGAGCGCATGGTTGCGCAGGAGGCGAGGGTAAATTCTGAAATTTTTTATGTCGGTGCCAGTGATGACTCGGATATGGCGCAGGCGATGGCGAAAGCCGCAGAACTGGCAGAATCAAACCTGATGATTGACAGCACACCAGGGGTAACGCTGGCCCATGTGATCGCTGAATGCCGGAAGGTTAAGCGTCAGCGTGGTGTTGTCGGCCTTGTGGCGATCGATTACCTGACGCTGATGAAGGCGGAAGCCGCGGAGCGTCGTGATATTTCTTTCGGGGATATCACAACGGGCTTAAAAAATCTCGCTAAAGAGCTGGACTGCGTGGTTTTACTTCTGACGCAACTTAACCGAAAACTCGAGGACAGGGCAGATAAACGCCCCACACCAAGCGACAGTCGCGATACCGGGCAGATTGAACAGGATTGCGATGTATGGATTGGGTTGTACCGGGATGCTGTCTACAACCGTAACGCAGACTCTCAGCTTATGGAGCTGATTCTCCGTCTGAACAGGGAGGGAGCAACAGGAACAGCATACGCCCTGATGGATAACGGTTCAGTGACTGATGTCAGCGCAGAGGATGCTGCCAGACGTCTGAGACTTGGTGGTCCGGCACGTAAACCCTACGCACAGACGGAGGATTTCTGATGCAGTCACTTTGTGATGTTCTGGAAAAAACGCTGCTTCAGTTCGGGCGGGGGGAAACGGCGGAGCAGAAAACACGAAACCAGAAGAATCTGGTTCATCTGAGAAAAATGATTGATGCAGCCAGGCTGGCTGAAAAGCTGGAAAAACAAAACCGGAGGTAATTTTAATGGAAACTGTTTTTGACGCACTGAAAGCAATGGGAAAAGCCACATCCATAGAACTTGCTGCGCGACTTGATATCAGTCGTGAAGAAGTGCTGAACGAACTATGGGAACTGAAAAAGGCTGGTTTTGTTGATAAAAGCGCGTACACCTGGCGTGTGGCTGATAACAACGTTCAGCAGGAACAGCCAGCGCAGGCAGAACTGCCGGAAGAAACCACCACAGCAACAGTAGCGAAAATCTCAGAGTGCGATTTAACCGCGACGATTGAACAACGCGGACCACAAACGGCTGATGAGCTGGCTACATTGTTTGGTACCACATCACGCAAAGTGGCTTCAACGCTGGCAATGGCAATCAGCAAAGGTCGTCTGATTCGCGTAAATCAGGGCGGTAAATTTCGTTACTGCATACCGGGCGATAATTTACCAGCAGAGCCGAAAGCAGCATCGGTAGCGGAAACTGATGGTAAGGCCTTTCCTCAGCCCGCAGGTGTTGCATTACCAGTACAGGAGGCTGCAACACAGGAAGATATTAAAACAGAAACGGTGGCGGACATTGTGCAGTCGCTGCCATTGTTCCCCGAAACGCGAGCGGATGACCTGGTTTTACCATCGCTGCATATGGCAAACCGCGAACTGCGTCGGGCGAAAAGTCATGTCCAGAAGTGGGAGCGTGTCTGCGCCGCGCTGCGGGAGCTGAACAAGCACCGGGATATTGTTCGACAGATTACTGATATTTCTCGCCGTGTTGCATCGGAAAAGTGATTGCCGGAGGCACCTATGGCAAAAGTATTTACACCAGAAGAGCGGGAAGAAGTGAAGGCGCGCATTGTGGAACTCGTGCGCCTGAGCGGACGAGAAACTTTTCGACAACTGGCAGATAAAACGGGTGTCAGTAAGACTGAGGTGTACTGGCAATAGCGGACACTACCATTTGTTCTTTTTTTAAGCAGCCATCTGATGATATTTTTCCCTGAAGGCTGCCGGGGAGATATTCCCCAGACGAGAGTGACGACGCTGACGATTGTAGAAAATCTCAATGTATTCCCGTATTACTGAGATGGCTTCATCCCGGTTATTAAAACGATAGTGGCTCAGGCTCTCATTTTTCAGCGTTCCCCAGAAGCTTTCCATCGGAGCGTTGTCGTAACAGTTACCTTTACGCGACATTGATGTTTTCAGACCAGACTGCTCCTGTATGACCCGGTAATCGTATGCGCAGTACTGTGAACCTCGATCAGAGTGGTGGATTAGCCCGGCAGGTGGGCGCTGGCTCCTGAGCGCCATAAACAGGGCTTTACCTGTCAGCTCTTTTGTCATGCGCTCTCCCATGGCGTAGCCGACAATTTCGCACGTATAAACATCTTTGACGCCAGCGAGGTACAACCATCCCTCCTGTGTGGCAACATACGTCAGGTCCGCCACCCAGACCTGATTTGGTGCTGTAGGAGCGAACGTCTGGTTCAGCAGATTTGGCGCAACTGGCAGATTATGGTTCGAGTTCGTAGTCGCTCTGAACTTGCGTTTCTGCTTACAGCGTAGCCTTAGCTCCTTACGAAGACGTGCCAGTCGGTCATGACCAACGATGATGCCATTCTCTGCCAGCTCCGTCTGGAGCCGCCGGGTTCCATATGTTTCGCGAGTGCGGATATGTGCCACCTTAATCTCCAGTTTTAGCCGCTCATCACTTTGTTTTCTGTCTGAGGGTTCATGCTGTACCCAGTTGTAATAACCGCTCCTGGATACACCAAATACCTGACACATCGCTTCAATGGGAAATTGTTGTCGCCATTGTTCGATTAACGCGTATTTTTCAGCGACTCCTGTGCAAAATACGCTGTTGTAGATTCAATCTGTCAATGCAACACCCCTTTCAATTATCTCTTTCGGTGTTTTGAACTTCAGTGTCTTTCTCGGTCTGTTGTTTAGCTGAGCAGCAACCAGATCTAGTTCATGTTGAGTATATTGGGCAAGACATGTCTTTTTAGGAAAGTACTGCCGAATTAGCCCATTTGTGTTCTCATTTGTTCCCCGCTGCCAAGGACTCTGAGGATCGCAGAAGTAAACTTTAACGCCGGTGCTGACAGTAAATTCTAGATGTCTGGCCAGTTCCATTCCTCTGTCCCATGTCAGTGATTTTCTGAGTTCTGACGGTAAACTCAGGAATTTGTCGGTAAGAGCCTGATTTACTGAGACAGAATCTTTGCCCCTGAGTCTAAGGATGATCGTATAACGTGATTTTCGGTCTACAAGTGTGGCTATATGAGAGTTTTTTGTACCTGAGACTAAATCGCCCTCCCAATGTCCCAGAGAGCGTCTGTTATCGATATTTCGGGAACGTTCGTGAATTGGTGTTCCGTTCACTATGTTAATCGTACCTCTTTCGCCTTTGCGGGTATGACGCCTGCCATGGCGAAGGCTATGCGACCGTCGCAGATACTGTATATTCAGGTGGTGTAGCGCTTCACGGCTACGAAAGTACAGCGTTTTATAAATTGTCTCAGGTGATATTCGCAGCGTTTTTTGACGTGGTTTTGTTCGCCTTAACCATCCTGATATTTGCTCTGGAGACCATTTCATCTCCAGCTTTTCCAGAACAAGCTTTCGCAATGGTAAATTTTGATCCAGTAAGCACGGTTTTGGCCTTTTCGCCATTCTGTTGGCTCGGTTATTAGCATCAACAGCTTTGTAATAGCGTCTGCCCCGATTACGCTGAACTTCACGTGAGATCGTCGAAGGACTGCGATTCAGCGCAGTAGCTATCGCACGAATGCTCATTTTGGCTGACAAACCAGCTCGTATCTCCTCGCGCTCAGACAGTGTCAGGTGAGCTACAGCCCGCTTACGCTCATGGGGTTTTATGCCGCCAGTATCCCTTAACATAGTGAAGATCGTTCCGGGTTTTGAACCCAGGATATTCGCTATTTCACTGAAGCCTGTTCCGTTCTTCCATAGTTCAAAAACAGAGGCTTTTTCCTCTGCTGTAAATGTTCGTCTCATTCAAAAAACCTCCGCAACCCCATGTTTTCACATAACTGTTGCGTTGACCAATTGAATCTACAGTTGCTTTTTTTAATATATCTCGCTCAAGGCGAGCTTCATTTAACGCCTTACGCAGTTGCAGAATTTCAGATTCCAGTTCAGCCACCGTGCGGGAACCAGGAGTACCGAGCCCTTTTCTGGCGGCGGTAACCCATTGTCCTAAAGTGCCTTCAGGAAGGGATAATCGGGAAGCGCCTTCACTGATCGAAAGTTGATTTTCAAGAACCGTTCTGACAGCTTCGGCTTTGAACTCTTTAGAGTAACGTTGGGTTTTTCTGCTCATTATTAGCTCCTTCTGATGCCATTCTATTTCAGGAAGGAGTGTCCGTTAAACTCAGGCTACCTCAATGGCGGAGTTGTCCCAGATGGACATGCCGTTAACCAGATAGGTACCGTCAAACTCGCTGTTGGCATGAGTCGTCCCCACCCGGTACTCGCGCGCGGGCGCGCCCGGATAATCGGGTTTGTGTCGGCACAGGACGGGAATATTGTTGAAGGTTGAAACTGCCTTGCGCAGTTCATCGGGGTCACGGTAAAGCTGATAAAGTTTTTTGGGGTCGAGTCCCAGCGCTTCCGCCCCCGGTATTTCATACCCGAAATAACCGCAGACGTTCGCCTTGCTGAGATTACTGCGCTCAATCTGGAGGCGACCGACTTTATCGAACTGCCTTACCGATGCCCGGTCAAACGCCAGCATTTCGGTAATAATCATTTTTTCTCCAGTCCGGGAATAACGGCCTCCCAGCCACACCGGCAGTTGATTTCTTCGCCCGGCAGTACCCACTTACCATCCAGAAACATCCCCTTTCGCAGGTCAAACCATTTACCGTTCGCCTTCACATGCGACGGACGCCATGTTTTACCCGCGCGGGAATGCCTCCAGACACCTTCAGTGATACCCACCGAACGCTGTCTGGCGGCCTGCATTACCGACGTTGCCTTATTGTTCTGGTCGCGGGCAATCAGCGCCGCGCGCCGTCGTGTGATGCCGTAACGTTTTTCCAGTTCATCGGTCAGCGTTTTCAGGTCACGTCCCCGGCCAACAGACTGCATGACCAGTGTTTCCACCTGGGGGAGATGTTGCTGCGGGATGGAGCGAATGAGGTTCACATTCTCCGTGATGCTGGCCTGAAGTGCGGTATTCATCTCCGTTGTCATACGGAAAGGAACCGTAAACCCGGCATCACGGAGCGCAGTGTACAGTGACGCATCGCTGTTTTTCAGGACATCACCGGCAAACCGCCTCGCCAGCCGCAGGGCCATTTCGTCAAAATTTTTCTGCCTGCGCCTGAAGGGTGTCGAGGCCGCTCAGGGGAGTGTTGAACTGGAAAAACTCTTCGTTCGTCTTGTCCAGCATCAGCAGCCCGCGGTTATCACGGGTACGGTTAAACAACTCCGCGCGTTTTGCGTAATTCGGGTCCCTTTTACCACTTAATACCTGTGTCATATCCGTCTTAATCCCGCTCAGCGAAAACGAATGCAGCATATCGCCCACGCTGTCGCGTGTTCGCAGCCAGTTATTAACATAAGGCTCAGCAATCTGAACCAGTGACAGGCCGCCAAAGTTGTAGGCCGGCTTCAGCATGTCCGGAACCGGACGGGAGATCAGATCAATCATGCGGCTGGCGTGAACCGTTTTTCCCATTACGTACCATTCGGACGGACGGTAAAAATCATCACTCAGCGGATTATCCGCGTTATATATACCCGGATACGTCCAGACGGGTTCAATAACACGAAGCCCCAGCAGGGAACCTTTCGGGATTTTTTTGTCGGAAATAAACAGTCCGGATCCCAGCTCCGCCGGGTCAGTCCAGGCAGATATACCCGATGGCGAACGCACATCAATATAAATCTGCCCTCGCCCGAAAAAGCCGTCGTGCTCAATCGCCAGTCTGAAAACGTCCTGTACGTTATAGTGCTCCAGTACGTCAGTAAGCTGCGCTATGCGTGACGCGTGGCTGTCGTCCCCTTCTCCGACCGCCTTAACCTTTATCCACTTACGGGTCATCTCCTCGGCAAGCACACTGACCATACGCCGGTACTCCGGTAACTGCGCCTGAAGTGCCAGATACGGATAGCCCGGGAAACCACCATAAACAAAATCAGGATAATGACTGTTCAGGGTGTCATACGGTGTTGCATCCATTGCCAGCACAGCGTCGCGAACCGGTGCCGGGATAACGCCCGGTGGTGGCTCATAGCGAACAAACTCCCTCCGTGGTTTCTGCCGGACGGAAGCGATGACCTCATCGTTAATTTCCGGTGGCTGTGGTTCAGGTTGTTTGTCCGGTACCGCCGGCGCTGACGGTTCTTTTCGTTTAAACGGCCACATCAGATCCACTCCATAAAGTCATCAGAAATTACGATGGGCATTTCCATCGGGGCATAAGCAATCATCACAGAATCAGCCAGGTTTGGAGATTTCGTTCCGTCAGGTTGCTTATCCACAAGAATTTTTCCGGTGGCATTTTTTGACCAGGTAGGTTGTGACAGCTCCATCAACAGCCGGTCTTTATTTTCCATTGTGCTGCTGATGGAAATAATCTCATCCGGGTCATACTCCATACCCTGTAGTGCACGAAATGTATTGCGGAATAATTTGCGAAGATGCCACCCCCCCTGGGCTTTGGCATTGACAAAAAAGTCCTTATTCAGACGAGCCGGTTTACCATTATCACCGGGAACAGCTTCATTTTCAGGATGAAACACGCTCCCGCTGCCCCGGAATGGAGTGGCGGTGATTTGACAGATGCCCTCCGCTTCACGCAGTTCGTTGATAGCGCGCGCATCACCACGAACGCCAGCACCCAATCCGTCCTCATCAAAGCGAAACTCATCGGCACCAAAGTCATCGCACAGACCAAAAACCTTAACCACAGAGTCATAGATGTCACTCCCCTTACCTGACCACTCCTGTACGTCATTCAGCAGGATGCCATAACGGAGCGAACAGGCGTTTTTATCCCGCCCTTCGTCGGCGACATCCATTGCACCAAGCCGTTGGCCGCCGGGCTGAATGCCCAGTCTGATATGTGCATCAACCGCAGCCTGTACCCATTCTGAGGAGATCAGGATGCCTTCTGCTGATGCCTGGTAATTAAGATCCAGTTCCTGGGCAACGATGACTGGGTTATCAATTTTCTCGCACTCCTTGTGATACCACTCATCGTCTTTACGCGGATCGCTACGCCAGTGAAACGTAAACACCGGGATTTTTCCACTGTGCCGCTTCTGTGCGAAGGGGTTGTTCATGCCGTTAACCGATGAGAGATCGATACGACATCGGGTTGTCTGAGAAAGCGCGGCATCAATAAGTAATGGTCGCTGGAGAAAAGCAGCCTCATCCACAAAATAAAGGGCCGTACGGTCACCACGACCGATATTATCGCCAGCCTCACCTTTGATAACCGCGCCAGTTTCAGGAAACTCAACACGCATATATGGCGCGTGCTTCTTCTCGCTCCACGAACCGCGAAACTCTACAGGTAGTGTTTCCACGAACTTGCGCGCCTTCCAGAACAATGCTTTCGGGTCACCGGTGCTGTCGACGTATTCCTCTTTACGGGAGCCGAAACCGATAACCATTTCTTTGTTGAAGAGACAAAGCGAGCAGGCCAGTCCGATCGCGGTCCAACTGAGCCCCATTTCACGGGATTTTTCGGTAATACCATTCTCCCGATTGCTCCAGCGTTCCATAATCCAGTGGATCCACTCCTCCTGCTTAGGGAAGAGTAAAAACGGAATGGTCACCGGCAGGCCATAATCAATATTACGCGGGTCCGTTGTCATGCCCCAGTCGATAATGAACTGAGCCGGGTTGGTACGGTAAAACTGTTTTAGTGCAGGCAATATTTCAGGATTCTGGCGAATGCGCTGTAGGCGTTCCATCCGCCATTCAAAAACCATCTGGTAATCAGGATGTTTAAAATCGAAGGGGAATGGTAACGGCATACTTAGCCCATCATTTTTCTATACACCTCTGCGGCCTGCTCAGGCGTTAATTTGGTAATTTCTGTTCTGACTGGTCCTCCATCAGCGCCAGTCACTTCATTTTTGACGTTGTCTTTAAACGCCTGAACAGAAACATGGCGCCCAAGCAACTCAAGGTTTTTAACCTTATCAGGCCATTTGATTTTCTTCAGAAGTGCGGCGCTATCTGCGGATACCATCTCCACGACATCCATTCCTGATAGCGTTGTGCGCCATACCTTAGGCCAGTCTTTAATGGGCTTTAGCTCACCGTTTTGCAGGAGAATGTCGAGCACATCCATCTGGTCGATTTCAATAAGGCGATTAAGTACATATTCTGCATTAATACCAACAAGATCATTGCGTTGCGCTTTCAGTTCGGCGATTCTGAATTGTATGTCAGGTTTTGACAGGTTTTCGGATGCGGTACGGTTAGCTGTCTTTGCGCTGTACCCCGCCCGAATAGCCGCTTGCGTGGAGTTTAAATCGATGAGGTACTCGCGACAGAACATTTCTTGTTTGTCGGTGAGTGCCATTGATATACCTGAGGAAATTATGAAGTTAGAAGATTTCGCAGCTTATAACCGCCCTCAACCGAAGGTGTCCGATGAGAGGAAATTTCTTGATTACATTCACAGTCGGAACAGATGGGTTGAGTTTATCAAAAGCATCGATAACGCAAAGCCAGTATCAATTGCCATGAAAAATTCATTCCATAGTCAATGGGTTGAGTCTGGGGCCTTTATACGTGAAAAGATCAACGACGACTCAATTCTCCTCAAACTATTAACGCTCTTATTGCCAACATATGATAGCGACAGCCTTGTACTTTATCGGGGAGAAAATAAAGACAGGTTCGATAAAGGGCTCATTGGCTTTTGCTGGACAACAGACATTTCAGTCGCCGAGAAGTTTGGTCGTGGATTGAATGCATACAAATCACCAGGTTTGCTGTTAAGAGCTGAAGCTCCAGCCTGTTCTATATTAGCTGGCCCCAATGCCCACAGTCGTTATTTTGGTGAAAATGAGTTCACGGTTAACCCCTCGCGTCTTTCAAGCATAACCGTTATTGAAACCCATCCGGACAACTCTTTTTTCAGATGATGAATAAATAGATGCCCTATACATCACCCGACACTGGTACGCCGTTTCGATGACCTCCCAGTCCGGTTTTGCCATGATTATGCTTCCTGTGATTTACTGTTATCGCTGCCTGTCACAATAGGTTGCTTTAATTCTTCCTCATCACTCACTCCTGCGACGCTCCGTGGCAGGCCCCCCACAGGAGTACCTTGTAAATGTAAGGTGTTTAAGCCTAAATTAAGTCGTATCACGGTTAATAGCAAAGAAAAATTCACAGAAGGAAAGACATTGATGGAGTGGATAAATGCTTTGATGAACTATTTTGTACTTCATCCATATCGCCTATGGGGGCTTCTTTTTATAATAGCGTTCACAAAATCCACTTTACTCATTTCGGCGATATTGCCACCAGCATCAATTATGATGGCCACTATAATTACAGTCAGCAAGACGACTCTTTCACCATGGGAAGCTGGAATCACGGTCATGAGTGGCGCATGGTGCGGTACTATCGTTAATTACCATCTTGGTATAATAATTGGGCATATCCCTCAACTTGCATGTATAATATCGAGTCGTTCCAATACAATAGAACGGGTTCGCCTTCAGTTGCAAAATAACTCTGTGTCAATACTTTTCACTTCGCGCTTTATCGCCGTGCTGCGTTATATTGCTCCTTTGGTGGCAGGAATGTTGCAACTTCATCCAGTGAAAGTGTATACAGTGAGTCTGATTTCAGCTGCTAGCTGGTCAGCACTTTATGTTGGTAGTTTTAGCTTCGTGTTGCCTTTTTTTAGCTAAACTGCCCATAAAAAGCTCTTGCGAATCCAGCTTCCCCCATTCCTCTGACAACAGAATCTGATTTGAAGGATAATGAGTAAAATTACCGCCACCCCCCAAGGCATTGGATCCTGATGTACTCCTGAAGCATTCTCAATGCTGTCTGGTCGCTGATGATTCCGTCCCGGATACCGAGAACGTTTCGTCCAGCAACTGGAGAGAGTTCGACGGTGGCATCATTGCCCATGCCGGAGGCGCTGGAGGTTTCGGCTGAGGATGGCACAGGGCATTTTCCTTTGACGAGCACCCGACCACCATTATCAAGCTTGCTCCGAAGAGCATCATTTTCAGCTTTCGCATTGGCTAACTCCTTCGTGTATTTAGCATCGAGTGCATCAGCAGCACGCTGGCGCTGCTGCATGTCAGTAATGGTTGCGTTCGCCAGCTTCAGTTCTCTTGCGTTTTTGTCGCGCTGCTCTTTGTAGGTAATGGCGTTATCACGGTAATGATTAACAGCCCATGACAGGCAGACGATGATGCAGATAACCAGAGCGGAGATAATCGCGGTGACTCTGCTCATTGCTGCCCCCACAAACAGACTTCACGCTCAATCTCACGACGGGTCATCAGCCCTTTCCATTGCTTACCGCCAGCATATGTCCAGCGACGTAGCTGGTCACATGCGCCTTTGATATCGCCCTGGTTTATTTTGCGAAGAAGCGTCGATGTTCTGAAATTGCCAGCGCCCACGTTGTAAACGAACGAGTAAAGAGCGCCGCGCGTTGTTTCCGGTATATCGACTTTGATGTACGGGTTAATTTGTCTGGCGACAGTGGCAAGGTCTTTATTCAGGAGAGCTTTGCATTCTGCTTCGGTATACGTTTTACCAGGCATGATGTCTTTTCCGGTGTGTCCGTGACATACAGTCCATACACCAATGATATCTTTGTATGGTATGTAGCTGGATTTGCCCCTATATTTCCAGACATCTGTTATCACTTAACCCATTACAAGCCCGCTGCCGCAGATATTCCCGTGGCGAGCGATAACCCAGCGCACTATGCGGATGCCATTCGTTATAATGCTCGAACGCCTCTGCAAGGTTCTTTGCTGCCGTTAACCCGTCTGGTTTGGGCATGATACTGATGTAGTCACGCTTTATCGTTTTCACGAAGCTCTCTGCTATTCCGTTACTCTCCGGACTCCGCACCGCCGTGTTCTTCGGTTCAAGTCCCAACATCCGGGCGAACTGGCGTGTTTCATTAGCCCGGTAGCATGAACCATTATCCGTCAGCCACTCCACTGGAGACGACGGAAGATCGTTGCCGAAGCGGCGTTCCACCGCTCCCAGCATGACGTCCTGTACTGTTTCACTGTTGAAGCCGCCGGTAGTCACCGCCCAGTGCAGTGCCTCACGATCACAGCAGTCCAGCGCGAACGTGACACGCAGTCTCTCCCCGTTATCACAGCAGAACTCGAACCCGTCAGAGCACCATCGCTGATTGCTTTCTTTCACGGCCACTCTGCCTGTATGTGCCCGTTTCGATGGCGGTACAGCAGGTTTTCGCTCAAGCAACAGCGCATTCTGGCGCATGATCCGGTAAACTCGTTTGGCATTGATCGCAGGCATACCATCAAGTTCTGCCTGTCTGCGAAGCAGCGCCCATACCCGACGATAACCATACGTGGGCAGCTCTCCGATAACATGGTGTATACGGAGAAGCACATCCGTATCATCAGTGTGACGACTGCGGCGGCCATCCATCCAGTCATCGGTTCGTCTGAGAATGACGTGCAACTGCGCACGCGACACCCGGAGACAACGGCTGACTAAGCTTACTCCCCATCCCCGGGCAATAAGGGCGCGTGCGCTATCCAC